AGATGTTCAACATGTTTTTACCAGCTATAACTCTGTAAATCAAGCAATACAACCTAGAGTAGTGGGACCCCTTTGTATATAAAAGGGGGGATGGGGTCTAAGTTATTTTGTATGTTTGGATTTAGTTCGGGACCCCTGGCCCGTTAGGGCCAGGGGAGAAAGGTTGGTGTTAATCTAATAGCACCATGTATGCCTCCGCGTTATGCTCGCGGAACCAATCTAAATCGGCTCGGACTTTGTCCCATAGTTTAGATGTGCCATCGACACCTGCCTCTTTATCTTCTAGAGTTGCCTTTAACTCGTTGATGAATAGTCTATCATGAATGATAGCCTCTTCTTTAGTAAGATGGTAAGACTCATTATTAAATCTATTTCGTCTTACCTCTGTTCTGTTTGGTTCGTGTTCTTTTGTTGTTAACATATTATACCTTTCTATTTGTTAATAGGATTATCCTAGTCTATTTCTGTCCTATTGTCAACCCTTTCAATTCTATGACTTGGACCATAGTAATTATCTTCATTTGGTACCTTGGCATAACCTTGGCTCTCTCGTCTGTGTCTGATAAACTCTATCGGTCGACCATGTTCGATGTTTTCCATATTCAATGATAGCCAATCAAACTTACATCGTTGACTACAAAAATAAACATCAGAACCATTTGGAGTCCAACCCCATTGATTAGGTGTTCTGTCTGGTGTTGAGTATGCATATCGTCCACGAATAACACCTCTAGATTTTAGAAATCTATCTGATGTAACTTGTTCATGACAGGTTGGTCCTTGGCAAAAATGTTTATTACTCATGCTACTACCACCAATCCCATAATTAAACCAAAGAAACCAACGCAACAATAAAATTCAAAACTAGTCATTAGTGCCTCACTTTCCATGTTGTAGTTGCAGTTCTGTAACCATGACTATCTAAGTCATAATAAACATAATAAGGTACACCTTGTTTTGATGTGCCATATCTTGACTTGTCATCATGTTTGCCTTTTCTTGTAATGTGCTTTTTATGTTTAGAAGCCCAATAAGTTATGTAAAATGTTTTTGTCATATTATACCTTTCTAGTTATATGAGGGATATTATAGGATATCCCTCATATTGTCAAACACTAATTTATACTTTCTTCATATTTTTTTCTTGCCAATATTTTTGCCTCTCTTGATTGATGTTTGTTCTTCATGCCTTTAATCATACTTGCAAGGTTGCTCGGATTATAGATAGTCAAACCTGTTGAGTTAGTTCTAATTAACTCTGCCTCATCAACCTGTATTCCAAGTTCTGTTGCAAGTTCAATACCCTCACTCAAATACCTGTATGCTTTCAATCCAATTTTTAACTGATCGCATTGTTTTTGAATTGTATCAATCCATGTTTGGTGTTTCGTGACTAGATTACCTTTTGCAATTCGCCATGCCTCAAATTGTTCGTACTCATCTTTAGTACATGCGATTGCTCTTGATCTGCAATAAGATGTTCCAATGACATCAAGATAGTATGGTGCATTAAAAGTTTTTGCCATACCTGTATTGTCGTCATTATGATAGTTAGTATATCCTAATGCTTTTGAACACTCATCAACATGTTTTGTTTTGTGTGGGTTATCTTTGTTTTCGTTTTGTTGTGCATAGATATCTGGGTTGCAATCCATAGCTTTTAAATCTTCTCTAAAATATGCAAACGCAAATTTCTTTCCGTCCTCATCACTATACTCACTACCATTTAGATTGCCAAACAAACCAAAATCAAAATGTGATTTAGTTTCTTTTGTATCGCCGTCCTCATCAACATCTTCATTGTGCGAAAAATAAAAACATTTATCTTTGGCAACAACATCACAAGGTTGACCATATTTCTTTTTGAAATGTCTTAATGTTGCAACATCTTCAACAGGATATGATCTTTCAACAACTAACTTTGCAAGTTCACTTGCATATTTATAGTGATGATCTACACTCTCTCTTGCTTGAAGAAATGCCTCACGTTCTTGAGTGTCCTCGTTTTCAAAAACATTTTTTATTTTATTAAAGAGTTTGTTTCGCAACTCTGTATTCATTCTTATTTTTGTCATTTTACCTTTCTGGTTATTATTTTTATTTTGCATTTAATTTGTTTTATATCTTGACAATAGGATTGTCAAGGATTATATGTTAATTATTCCCTTTTGTTATTTACGGAATTAAAAACTCAAAATAACGGATTATAGCAGTGTTCTAAACACCCTGCGGTAAAGGTTACCAAGTGCACTGCTTCTGATCCCTGATCTTTGGGAAGTGGCTAGAGAGTAATTTCTAGACGTTGCATGGGATAAAAGCGGTAGCACCGTATTAGGTCCGGCCCAAAGATCTGGGATCAGTCATTATTGACTGTGGAGATAAACACTATAACACGGTGGGCGGTAAAGGGATCCCCGAATGTTACCTGAACACATGGCCGGTAACCCCCCGCGTAGCATAGTGACTGATCACTGATCGCTGGACACTAGCACTGGATACAGTGTTAGGCCTGTTGCCTGGGCTATTAAAATAAAGCACGCCGGCCTCAATCTAGTGTCCTGCGATCAGTCATTGTTGACTGTGAGAATAAACACTATAACAAGGGTGTCACGCTAGGATATCTGTATGTATAGCAATGGGAAGCGTCTATACCACCCTCGTAGCATAGTGACTGATCATTATTTGTAGGACCACAACAAGACCCGCTCGACCGGGAGATACATGCTCTGTGGCCCTGCTAATGATGACCAAGTTAGGGGTACATATCTTGCCTATGGCATTTCCCTGGACCTAAGCTGTGACCTGAAAGGGTAGCGTCGATACTTGGACCAGCAGCGCTGGCTTCCCTGATCAGGATGGCGTTGCTGGTATATGACGGAAGGATCAAGCGGCAAGCTTCAAGCAGCAAGCGCTTGACAATGGCTCAGGGATAATGTAGGATGAATTTAGAAAGGAATAAAACATATGAGTGAACAAAGTGAAGAGTTAAAAAGAATAGCTAACGCCCTGGAGGAGATCCTTCGGCTGGTGAAGGCTGATCAAGAGAAAATGGAGAGGAGACTACGTGAAGACAATTAAATCAGAATATCTTCCTGGCGGATCAAAACGCCAGGAGCTGCTGGACCAGGTGCCTGAGTACTTGTTGAAGCCCGGCGCGGACCAGGCAACAAAGCACGCCTTCTGCATCGAGAAGCTTAAGCTCACAGAGACTGAATACCTGGAGGCCCTGAACAAAGCAACAAACGGAGGGCTGGTTGAAGCAGCGTGGAATTAATGAGTAGACGTCCCGGGCCAGCAATGGCCCGAGTCTTCCTGCAGCATGCGCGCTGGCTAGAGGACCAGGGACCGAGCTACAAGCGACAAGCCTCAAGCTGCAAGCGACAAGCCGCAAGCTTGACAAGATTAAATTACAATGTTATTGTATCCTATAAACTAAAGGAGAAAGAAGTATGAACACTAAGGAAGCATGGCAGCTGGTAGGCGGCCTAAGTAAACCGTCTAAAATGCCTGGCTGGTCAATTGGTATACCTGCGAAAGAATGCAACACGGGCTCGAAGCTGGTCAACGTTAAAGGTTCAGTCTGTGAAGGCTGTTACGCCCTGAAAGGTTGTTATGTTTTCGCGGTTGTACAAAAAGCTCAGTACAAAAGACTTGAAGCAATACAGCATCCTGACTGGGTCCAGGCTATGGCAACACTTATTAATTCTAAAAAGCCGGATGTTTTCAGATGGCATGATTCAGGCGACGTGCAGGACGTGCAGCACCTGGAAAAGATATTCGAAGTCTGTAGACTAACACCAAACAAAAGGCACTGGATGCCCACACGTGAAGCATGGATCAAGGACCATATGGCCAGCTGTCCGGATAACCTTGTTATAAGATTCTCATCACCGATGGTGGACCAGGGACCAGTGAAGAGCTGGGCCAATACGTCGACAGTCTCGACCAAATCTAGAACATGTCCAGCCCCTGACAACAATAACGAGTGCGGCAGCTGTCGAGCTTGCTGGGACCCGCTTGTTAAAAATATTGAATATGGTAAACACTAGAATGTTTGTATTTAAACACCCAAAATATTATAAAGAATTACGCAAGCGTAATAAATCGGATCAGGCCATTAGCGACGAAGCTTCGACGGAAGCAACAAGCGTGCGTCCTGGTCCGGGCCTCAAGCTTCAAGCAACAAGCTCCAAGCCTCAAGCGCCAAGCGACTCAAGCTTCAAGCCGCAAGCTTCAAGTCCCAAGCAGCAAGCTTCAAGCTCCAAGCCACAAGCATCAAGCTCCATGATCTTGGACCCTTCGTAAAGTTTCACGGTGCCCGGACCGAGGGCCTCTACCATGATAAATGTATTGTGTGGATGCTTCACATGAAAGCTAATTTGGTGTGGAGAAAACCTTATTTTATTCCCCTTGCATACCTTTAATTCTACAGTGAAAAAGTGCCCAGAATTATTATAGCCCAATAGATCGGGAGTACCAAGTAAGCTATTATTTTCCAGTCTAATCCACGATATTTGTGGAATAGATTTTTTAATTTTTTCATAAAATTTTCGTTCTGGTTTCAAGGGAACGTTCGTGTTTGTTAATAGTCTTTCTGTAGCTTATCAGGTAAGATAAGTGAGGAAGGCTTTTCAGTCTTTAATACCAGTCTATGACTATGATGTCCAGGTAAACCTATAATTGGATGAACATTTTCATGTACTTCCATACGTCTAATTGAATGTAACTTACCTTTGATCTCTACAAAGATAACTGCGTTCTTAACTGCTTCAGATCCTTCTGTAAACGAACTTAAAAATTGTTGTAAGTCTTGTACCTTCATTAATCTTTCTTCAATAGTTTCATAGACAAAGTCTCTATTACGTTTCTATAACCTTGCACTAAATTTAAATTCTTTTCGTTTTCAGATGAAATCATTCGTAAATCCCACAATTGTTTTTTATATAAATCTAACAAAGCGTCATAACCTTCTATTCTTTGTTTTAAATTATTAACTTCTTCCTGTAATTCATCAGAACTCTTATGTACTTTCATTCTTGACAATATAGGATAGTTCCCTTAAATTGTCAATATGGGTGTACCAAAAAGATTAACAGAAATGCAACAACGATTCGCTGAGTTTTTAGTATTCGGTGGACCAGAAGGGCCAATGACTAAACGTGAGGCCGCTATTGCTGCTGGTTACAGCAAAGATAGAGCAATGCGAGAAGGGTCAGAATTAACTAATCCAAAATACTCGCCACTTGTTGTAAAATATATTGGTGAATTAAAAGAAGAAAGACTGCGTAAGCATGAAGTAACTTACGAAGGGCATGTTGCAGAACTAGCTAGATTACGTGAAGCCGCTTTGAAAAAAGGATCATTCTCTTCAGCAGTGAACGCGGAAGCAAACAGAGGAAAAGCAGCAGGATTATACATAGATAGGAAAATAATAAAAACAGGAAAATTAGAGGACATGTCAGAACAAGAGCTAGAAGCAAAAATGAAACAGATTTTAGACGATTACTCACAGATAATTGATGTAACTCCATCAGCTATAACTTCTGAATCTTCTTCACCCAATGACGAGGAATCATCGTCCGATCCCCAAAAGTAATACCGTCTTCATCTTTATCATACGACGCAAACATCTTAATATGTTTATCAGTCTTTTCGTACAACCAACCTTCATTAACTGGATAAGATAATTTCATCTTATCAAACTCTTTATCAGTAGCCCAGCCAGAGTCACTGACGCAATCAATCCACTCCACTCTAACTTTAGGATAAGGTATATCGGTGGACTTATCAGTTAACGATACTTTTCTTCTTTTCCTAGGCATATAGGATTCTACCACAGATTTTTAATTTTAAAAAACACATTCGCGCGCGTGGACCGAAATTTGATAGTACACTTTATCTCCAAATAAAATAAAAAGTGTACCAAAAAGTGTCCACCCTAAAGTCATATATACCAACACTTCTAGACCAAAAGTACACTTGGTACACATTATCCAGCAAAAAAATAAAAAAAAAATAAAATCTGTTACAGAATACTATAGTACCAATTTATCTGCCTTATTTTCGCCATATTTATCTTCGTAAATAGCTTCAATCTTCATCATCAAGTCTACAATGTACTGTTCTTCTAGTTTATCTACGTCTTGTAATGCCTTATTTATAATATCTTTCTGCCTTTTTATTGCCTTATTCTTTGTTTGAACTAAGTCAATTCCCCATCTTGTTTGATCTGTCATAGTTTCTTTTGTAATTCTTTTAGATACTCCTCATCTTCTTTTTTTGAATCATATTTTTCTTTCTCATCAAAAATTAGGTCATGATACATGTCCAATCTTTTCAAAAACTTATGTTTCCAGGTCCTTAATTCGTGGTCCGTGATCCTAAATTCTTGGTAATATAGGTCAGGCGTGCATACCATGATAACTCCTTGGCGTATCGTGGAGCCGTAGACATAGTCGTGTGCCATGGCGTACGCTGCGATCTGAAGATAATAATCTTCGATCCATTCTTTCTTTTTCGGACGATTGGCTTGCTTGAAGTCAACAACAGTTTCAATACCATTGTGTAAACAGACAAGGTCTGTTTGACCTGCGTATAGGCCCGGGTAATGTAACGTAACTTCGGAACCAAAATACTCTTCCACAGGTGCAAGACCCACTTCCATAATCTTTTCGGCCATGGGTTTCGCCGCTTGTCCCAGTTCAGTAAGATCATCATAACC